AATACTTATTATAACACACTACTTTAAGAATGAAAACCCTCCAAAATATTTAACTGCCTTGTAATATAAATCAGCTCGCCACTTTTCAGAACCTCTTTCTCTCATCTGCCACCACATCTCGCTGTCAGCAAAACGCCTTGAAACTGCCACGAAGTTTTGTAGTTTGCTGTCTGTGAAGTAACCACCATAGCGATAGAAGTAGTCGTGCATTATAAAAGAGTCCCTGTAAATACCTATATGATTAAGAAAGAATCGCAACAAAGAGGGAATAGAAGCATAGTTCGTTAAAAACCCAGCGTGTACATACATTGTATCCCCATTGGATAAAACAATCTTGGAGTTTTTCGCCACCATATATGGGCATTTCTTATTAACGCTTGGAACGATAGTTATCATTGTCTATGTGTAATTTTAATGTTGTTTCGATAGAAATAAGTCGCTCACGAATATCCAAAAAGATAGGATTCATTTCGTGAATTTCTTTTTCTAAAACACAGATTCTTTTTTCTTGGTCGCGTGTCGTCATTTCTAATTTGGAAGCCAAAACTAAAAGAGTCCCTAAACCTATCAGTATTTGCCAGTATTCTTGTATAAAGTCGAATAATTCCATATTACATTGTTATATCTTCTTCATTGATAATTTCATCGACAGGAGCATTTGCGTCTTCTTCTTCAACCTTATCTCCTATTGTTACAGTTCCATCTTGATTTATAGTGTATTCATACGGCACTACGAAAGGCGCATAGTCACTATCATAAGCACCTAGTAAACCTTCAAGTGAACCTAGTAATTGAAATAACTTTACTGCATCAGAACCTAAAGCCTCGCTAATAACTGCTGGATTAGCCCAAAACATATTAGCTAAACCTTTTATTCTATTATCAGTCCCCTTAACTACATTATTAATATAAGTAACAAATTCATTTGCCACTTCTTTATTTAACTCCTCTTGTGTCTTTTGTATTGTATTTAGTATCATTGTATTATTATTAAATTATTAAACTACTTAACTCCTATTTGTCTTGACCCAATAGTGTCTTTTTCTATGTGCATTTGAAGCATAGGAATCCAAGGATTATTAGTAGGTGCTGTACCAGTAGCGGTTACTCTCTTTAATCTAGCTATACAGTGGTCTCCTATCTTAGTATTAGTCGGTGTAAAGTTAGCTAAAGACATAATTATTTGTGATTTATCAGGAGTATTAGCAGGAATTAAAATATCAGCAGTAGTTACAACAGCAGGGAATGTCCATACACCAGCTACAGAATAAGCATACTCTAATTCAAATTTTAAATATCTATTAGTAGCATCTAAACCGTTAGTGTTTACGTGTATGTGCCAATAACAAGTAGAGCCTTCTTTCCATTCGTGGATAAACTCTTGTGATTCACATACGTTAAAATCATTCACTGCCCATTGTGGCATTGTTAAGTTTCCATTAAAGGTTGTAAGGGTTGGAATACCAGCACCAGTTGTTCTAATTAAAATAGGAAAATCAATATCTACCCAGACACTTTCAGTAAGAACTAAAGTCTTATCAGCTCCACAGTTTATGTTGATGTCAGCGGCTACAGCATTAGCTAGAGTAACTGCGTTAGCACTTCCTACGGTCACTGAAAGATATTTTGAAGCGTCATATCCTAGACGTAGTTGTTCGGTAGTTGATAAAGAGTGAAGTCTAGCTGAAGGAGTAGTTGTTCCTATACCTACTTTTCCAGTTCCTGTTATTCTCATCTTCTCTGTTCCACCATTAACAGGATTACCGCTTGCTGGGGTTACTGCGTTAGTAAAGAATGATAAATCTGTTGTTGCTCCGTTTGCACTAAAGAATGTAGATGACGCAACAGCCTTAATAGAAGCAACTTCACCAGAAAAAGTTGTGACGTTTTGAGATATATCATAGTTTCTAAATGCAATTTTCCCAAGAATATCTCCCTCCGTAATCGCAGAACTACTATTTGAAAGTGTAATATCTCCAGATGTACCAGAGCCAGTAACTTCTAATTTTGTATTAGGTGCAGTTGTTCCAATACCAACGTTACCAGCAGAATTAATTCTCATTCTCTCTTGTAAAACATTTGATGAATCTGCTGTATGTAAGGATAAATCACCACCATTTACCGTCTCTCCAAAACCATCTATTGCAGCAGAAAATCTAGATAAACCAGTTCCATTAGGAGTGTAAAATGTGATTCTTGGACCTCTAGCAAGAGAACTATTGCCAGTAACTTCTAATCTTAGTATTTCTGCTATACCAGATGGAGTATTTCCATAATTTATATGTGTTTTTGCAGAAGGTGCTATCGTTCCTATGCCTAGATAACCATTCGTTGTATCAACATTCAAAACACTTGTTGTGCCATCAGCTTTAGTTATCTGAACAGCAGTAGTGGAGTTAGCATTAGGACGAATGTTAGGGGTTTTAACATAGGTGAAAGGGTGGTTAGTACCGTCTAGTTTGGCGTAGGTAGTAGCGGCAGTAGCGGTTGGTAGATAATCATTTATGTTTTTATCAAAATCAAAGTAGCCCTCAGTCTGATGCCAAGAAGGGAATTGTCCATCAGTAGTTAAAGTAGTTCCATTTACATCAGATAGGTTTTCTAGATTTACGGACGGCACGATAGTTATTAAAATACTACCAATACCTGCACCACCTACCACTCCAACATATCCTATTCTATCACTATAATGAGGAACATCAGGTTCGACATTAGTAACACAACCAGCAACAGTTTTAGATAACCATAGTGGGTCTCCTTCTACCCAGTCAATTCCCCAAGCACCAGTTCCAGTATAGTCAGTTTTAATACCACGAACATAACCTAAAGTAGTTATAAAACCATCATCAGGACTAGCAATATCTTGAGTGGTCAGACCGATAACTTCGTGAGTAGCTGAAACATCAGCACGAGCTAGATAAATATTAGGTCGATTACCAGTTCTTCCACTTAAATAAACTAGAGAACCATTAGGAATAGTTGAGCCAGAGACGTTACGAACTTTCATAAATATTTCTTGTCCTATTTGCATTGCTATAGCTCCTCCATCCATTCCTAAATCAAGTGTGCCATCAGTTGCATTCCACTGTAGGAGTCCTTCTGCATTAGTTGCTGGAGTAGCTGTAATATCAAATTGAACACCAGGGACTGTAATTATGTTGTCGGTTGTTGCACCGCTATCTGTTACACCTTGTAGATTTATATCTCTAGGGGCAAATCTGTTAGGTTGGTCTCCCCTAACTATTTGCTGATTACCTTTTTGTGTGATGAATGAATATGTCGCCATGTTACTTATTTAATAAATACTCCTCTGCTTCTTTCTTTAACTCTTTTGGATCCTTATTTATGTTCTTAGGGCTCCATCCTTTGTGCCAAAGTGCCATAGCTAACTCTGGGTCGGACACTTCGTACTCAGTAGAGAACCTATCCATAACGTACTCAAAGAATTTCTCTTGAGCTTCTGGACTGTTAAGGAATTCCTTAACACTATATTTCTTCCCTAGAGCTCTTTCTGACCAATGATCGAGGGTTTCTTTGTTTACCTGATATTTACCATAGTCGGTTGTTCCATCTTTGTTCTCGTTAATGGCACTGTAAGGTTCTTCTTCCCCTCGACTCTCCCTGTAAGCTATTTCAGTTTTAAGGGCATCAATATCTAGTTTATTTTTCGCTAGCGAAACCTTCCCGTCTTCAACATTGTTTATAAATGTTTGTTTATTACTTGTATTGCCCAGGATAGTTGCTCCCCCTAGAAGTGATGCAATCGCAACTAGTGCACCACTGTTGCTAAAACCCCCTTGTAGTTTTTTTAGTTTATCTAATAAAACTTTTGCTTCCGCTTGTTTGTCTTCGGGAAAAGCTTTTACGACATCATCTACCCCATAATTGACCCCTTGGGGGCTTGTAATGTCGATATTTGAGCCTCTAGGAGCTACTGGGATAGTTTCCCCTGTAGGTATAGTTCTTCTGGCTTCACCCCCTGCTGGCAGAGCTTTAGGGGCAGTTTTTGCTGTCACGTCAGATTTGAATCCTGCGATGTCAAAAGGTTTATATTCTGGAGTTATTCCTAGTTGTTTATATAAGGCATCCATATCTTTAATAGCTTTATTAAAGTTACTAAATTTATTTTTCCCCCTAACTATATTAGATAGAGCAGTGAAAGCTGTCCCTTTAGCTAACTGAGCAGGATTACCAAAGAATCCTCCAGATAGCATGTTACTAGCACCATATAGGTTTAGATCTTTTAACGAAATATCTGGAGCCAATTTACTGATGTTTTCATTAGCAATATTCTCCATTGCTGTTAGGTATTCGACTTGAGCTTTCAAATTAGCTAAATCTTCTTTACCCATAAAACTATTCAAAGAATCATCGATCTTTGATTCGGCAATTTTCTTAACATCTTGTGCTATTTCAGCACTAGTATTATCTGCAGCAGTAGCCATCTTTGATTTTGTCTTACTTCCCAAGACATCGTAATTGTAAGTATTAAGATCAGCTAAATTGCTAATGTTTTCTATGTCCTTTATATATGTATTAATAGCGTTCTTTTGTTCTCCTGAAAGGTATTTGGATTGTTTATTCCTTAACTCGCTTAGAAGTTCTGCTTTTTTATTCTGGAAGAATTCATCTGGAACTTCAGTTAAAGCGGTGTTTCTTTCGATGAAAGCGTCTCTTCTCATCTTATTAAATGCAACTGAAGACTCTAGAGGACCATCTGACATAGGGTCAAATGCTTTTGTTGTTAAAGTCTTAGTCTTCTTATCGTAAGTCGGTACCTGTATAGCATCTCCAGCGGCTCTATTATAGACAGTTTCAACACCTTGGAATAGTGATGATTTAGTAGGATCTCCATTTTCTCCAAAGAATTCTTTTAGTCTTAAGTTAGGATTCTTAGTGAAATTATCTGCAGAGTTAGAAATATTCTTCAAAACGCTAGTCTGTAGTTTTTTAATATCCATATTAAGAACATCCCCAACTTGTCCTAAAGCCTTACTACCTTTCTGAGCTAATTCTGGGGAAACAATATTAGCTACTTTACCAAAGGCTTTTGACCCTAAGTTGAGGGCTTTACCTACAACTGGACCAGCAATCCCCCCTCCGATACCACCTAGTATTGTAGAACCTATGGTTTCTCCAAATGATTTATCTTCTTCTATCGCACTACCTAACCCATAAGCTGCACCGCCTAAAGCACCTTCTACGGCGTTTAACGCCATAGGAGAACGGCTAGTGATCCCTGTTAAACCTCTTGCAGCAGGAACTTTAGATAAAGCTGAAGTAAAAGGTATAGCTGAAGCAGCTGTCTGGATTGCAGATCCAACAGCTTGTTTCCCCGTAACCCCACCTCCTGATCTCGTTTGGCTCTGGTCAAATTCAGCCTGTTGTAGTGATGCAGACAGTTCTCTCTTAGCTTGTTCTAGTCTTGTAGTGTCTCTACCGATAGCACGATTATTGTTTATTCTAGCGTCCAAGTCTTGCATTGTTTCGTTTATAGAACCTATTGAGCTAGTTTGTGCTCTGTCTGGCTGACCACCTATTGATGCTTTACCACCAATATATTGTCCTAGTTTTGTGGACCCAACAAGATTAGACATTGTCCCTAGAAATCCTAGATCTTTTCCACTCTTCTCTTCAGCTGAATAGGTTTGATTTAAAGATTCAGAAAAAAGCCCCTTCTTTTTAAGAGCTTGATTCACCTCATCTGGTGAGTATCCAAGTTTAGTAGCTTCTGCTACAACTGCATTAATTTCTTGTTGTGATGCCATACTATTGTAATTTAGCTAATAATTCATCTAATGAAGGTTTAGAACCTCCTCCTGCTGCTGTATTAAGTGTGTCTATTTCCTTTGGGCTAAAGTAGACTCCTAAGTAAGAGTCAGTATTACTTTCTAGAGAATTCTTAAATTGGTTAACCAATTCTTTGTTTAGCTCTACACCCTTAAAGACTCCAGGTACCATCTTCTTGTAAAATGCTTCCTCCGATTTATTAAGGGCAGCGCCTGTTCTTTGACGTGTGATAAGGTCCATAGCTTGTTGTGCTTGGTACGCCAATGCAACTAATTGAGGATCACCTAATGCACCTACTTTTTCTTGGATTTTCTGCCATGAGCCCCTTAATATATTGGTATCAACACCTTTAGCTTCAATTTCAGCAAGAATACTATCTACTTTCTCTAATCCTTTTAAGATTTCAATGTTTTTTCTATATCCTGTTTGTTCAGTTGCTGGAAGGTTATTAACTCCTTGGTTTCTCATGTAGTATTTTAGTCCTTCATAATCGCCACTTTCTAAATAACCTTGAGCTGCATTGATATAAGCATTCCTTTGATTTTCTGAAGGGATGTATGATGATTGGATGTTAATTAATCTCGCTAAATCGCCAGAGACACCTGCCATACCACTAGGAAGATTCGTCCCGCCACTAGAAGAGGGAGCGTAAGTCTTTGGAGCTGAGTAAATTGGTTTTCCATCTGCACCTAGTAATGTTTGTCCTTCAGACAATACTTGCGTGTTTTCAAACGGGTCGGAAACTTGAGGTGTCATAATTTGACCTAAAGATTGAGTTGATATTTGTCCTGTTGTAGGATCTTGCATATAAACAAAAGCTTCCCCAGTTGTTTCATCAATTTGAGGTGTTCCTACAATGTCAGGAGTATATCCTTGATACATCTTTAATGTGTCCAATTGAGCCTGTAATTGCCCTGTACGAGCGTTTAATTCAATAGCTTGGTCCCTAGATAGTCTACTTAATTGAGAACCTAGTACTCCTTGTCCATAAACACCTTCTTTGTTTTTCTCTAGATCATAGAATTCTCTAGCTTGTGTAGCACTTAAATCAGCGATACCAGAGTTCATATTAGCAATACTAGCTAAAAGTTGTTCTTCTTCGTCAGCGAATCTTTTATTCAAAACTGCTTGCTCGTTCCCTTTTCTTGTTTCGCTTAGTGTTGTTCCTGATGGAGCAGTATTTAAAGCTTCTGATGGAATATTATCATCAATCTTAATGTCGACGGATTTAGGGGTATTTTGTCTTTGGATAGCTGCTAAAGTTTCGTCCCAAGTATCGTAATAACCTAACTGTTTAGAGCCATACTTCTGTGTTGATTGTGCTGGGCTTGTTGTAGGTGCAGAAGAGCTCCAAGAACCTGAGGCCCCACCATTTCTAGGTGCTACGGTACTGACTGATTGCCACGGCACCATACTTTTAGGGCTTAAAATACCATTTGAAGCTGTTGCTCCGCCATTAATTGAGGGTCTAAAAGAACTAGCTAAGTTGTTTTTTAGAGCTCCTACTGAAAAATTTTTATCTGAGTATACTTGTTTTGGGTCCATATATCTATTATATCACAGGTTTATGCTCTTTGTTATTAATAATAATCTCTTCAATCGTTGTACCTATTCCTCTTAATTCCACCTTTAATTGAATCCATTTGCCAGGTTTATTGATACTGTATCGTAAATAACCCTCAGCAGTCTCTTGAGGGGAAACCTTAATCCAGTTCTGGAAAATAACCTTAGAAATATCATTTACTGTTAAGTTTCTGATTTCTTCATCTACTGTGACTGTATAAGTTCCACTTGCTTCAGCAATAGATGTGACATGGACTAAATAACCAGCTCCAGCCCCATCGATGATTTCAACCTCGTTCCCAGCAACAACATCGCTTAAATCTGCTGTTGAGGTGAATGTAGTAGAAGATGTCCAAACAGCGTTTGGTTCATAATATGTCACATAATCTCTTAAATCTGTATCTGAAACTCGGTATTTCAAGACAATATTGTCTTCTGTGTTTTTAAACTTTTCATGCTTAATGTACACAGAATTATACAAATCAGTTAATGATTGTGATTTTATTTTTGAAGTTAAGAAATATCCTCTATTCTCTACTCGCTTTTGTGTAGAGGAGACAGTTGTTTTTCTTCCAGTAGTAGCACCAAATATTGAATATCCACAAATAAAGATGTTATTCGCTATATAATCGGGCATATCATCTGTGTAGGCATCTTGTAAAAAACCAACGCCTGTAACATTTGAAGCTATTCCACCAAAGTCGTACTCTGGATGGAAAGTTAAATATTGTGAGTTGTTGCCTGTTCCAGTTAATGTAATTGCAGTTCCTGCGACAGAGTTAGCTCTTGATGTCGCTAGTTTTAAAGTAGTATCTGATAACTTAATAACGTAATATTTTTCATCAGAAACTAGCCCTCCTATTGCTGTTCCGTCACTTTCATAGTCAGCTGTATAGAAACACACTGTTCCTGTCGCTGGTACAGTTGCCCCTGCTACAGTGATAATACCTGTCGCTGTTGCTACATCTGTTGTGGGAATATTGTTTGTCCTTAGTAATCTAGATTGTCCTACTGAATATCTGTGATAAAGACCAATTTTGGGATCGTATACCCATACACCTGATTTAAAGTCAGCAAGATTCCTCGGCACATTGTTGCTAGATAATGCTTTAGAGATAGAAGAAGCTACTGATATTAAAATCTTATCTCCAGCTGTTGTTAAAGCGTGCCTTGTTACTTTGTTACTAGAAAAACTATTCGCCCCATTTTCTGACCAAAGATATCCTAAATCAAAGATAGGCAACCTATCTAACTCCTCAACTCCACCTCTCACATAGAAGATCCTTCCATCAGAAGCAAGAGCAACAGCTCCGTCTTTGTACGCTGTAAGTGACAAAATATCTGCCCCCTCAACTTGGTAAGCGTTAGAGGCTGATGACCCTAATCCATCCCACTCTAATATTAAAGAGTCTCTTCTCCCATCACCTCTCACAGTTCCGATGTAAAGTCTTTCATTTGAAAACGCCATACAGTTTACATCAAAGTCTTCAGGCGTTTCTAATGTCTGCACGATATCCCCTGCCTTATCAAACAAATCCACCTGGCTGTTAGACGCTCCTGCTAATTGGTTTAGATTCTCAAATATCTCCAGAGCAAAAACGCTTTCAGTAGAAAAAGTTGCCCACGAGTTTACAAGGGGAGTTCCACTGTAGTTGTAGATATCAGAGCCATTAGTGACAAATAGGTCCCCATCCCAGATAAGCATGTCATTCGATCCTCCAGAGCCAAGCGTTGGTGTGCCTGTTGCTGAATCTTGTACAAACTGTGGAAATGCCCCAGCAGATGAAACATTCGTCACATATAGGTTTTTGTTAGCAGCAACATATAAACCAGTACTTTCTATAGCAGGTCTCATCGCATACATGCCTGTGGCGGTAATTAGATTAGATTCTGTTCCTGAGTCTGCGATAACAGATGATCTATCTGCTAACTTAATTTTTCCTAGCGTATCAAAGTTCAGATTCTTAGTCTGATAGATAGAACCTATGGCGTCAGAGACATTACTTATTGTTACTTTGTTGTTTTGTGGGATTTTTATCATGCTGGTTTATTATACTTTTGATATATATTGGACTCCTGTACCTTTGGTTGTTATGTTCACAGCGGCACCTCCTGATGTAGCTGATAATTTAAAAGTATCTGTAGAAGCATCCCTAACCCAGTAGATGATTCCTGATCCAAGAGGAGAAGGTAAGGCTGCCCCACTAGAATAAGGTATTACTTGCTGAGTATCAGCTAGACCGTGATTTACTGATGTGAAAGTATCTGTACTAGGATCAACAGTGTATGGAACATATCTCGTAATAAAGTCGCCACCTAGGGCAGTTCTATCATTATTATGATCTATCAGTAAAACTTTGAATTCATCTCCTGAAGCGTTATTAAAAATAAGAGTCTGATAGTTCTTCAAAAATCCTCTCTTAACTAAGGTCTGTTCAACTTCAACAGGAAAACCTGTGCCAGAATAGAGGTCATTTACCTTCTTCTCAAGATTAGAGATAGCGTCATTTAATGTTTCTATTTTCCTTTTTAATTCTTCTGTTTCATCCATATATATATTATACATTATAAGCTCTTAGCTTGCTCGGTCCAAGTAGTTTCGCTTAAAGTATTTTCTGTCCAAGATGTTGAACTCTTAGTACTTTCTTCCCATTGACCTATTTTAATCTGGCTAGGGACATTTGTAGTAACTGTTACACCCATTGTTGGTGGATTAACTTCAAGAGGGTCAACCAGGGTCAGTGTTGGTGTGTTTAGCGTCACTGTAATTGATAGAGCTGGAGCTTCAATATTCACTCCAGGTTCAACAACAGTAAAAGTTCCACTTGATGTGAAAGTATGGATTGTTTGAGAACCAGATGTTGTAATCGTTCCTCCTGTTGAATCTGTAGTTATACCATCACTACCATCTGTTGCATATGAAATTATTACAATACCATCTGATCCACTGCCAGCCGTTCCTGATGTTTCATCGCTACCAGCACCACCCCCTCCTGAGCCAGTGTTGGCTGAACCGTTAGTTGCGTTTTTATCACCAGTGGTTTTACCTCCTCCATTTCCTCCAATAGAAGAACCACCTGTACCTTTTCCGTAAGAAGTTCTATCCCATCCAGGGTCTCCACCTCCTCCTCCTGCTGCGTAAAACACACTTGCACCAGTTATTGAATTGGATACTCCAGCACCCCCGTTTGGCTGAGATGTTTGACCAGCACCAGCACTACCCGCACCACCTCCTCCTCCAGTGTTTCTTGGTGCGTCTGACGGACCGTTATTAGTTCCTCCGTTGTTTCCTTGTCCAACCGTTGCTGTTCCCCCTGTCCTTGTACTAGAAGTTCCCCCGTTTGAACCAGCTCCACCTCCTGAACCACCATTATTTCCGTTTGTAAGAATGCCTCTACCAGCGCCTCCACCATCAGCAACGAGTGTATCGAAAATAGAGTCAGTTCCGTCTGTATCGGCAGAACCTCCAGTTCCAACGGTAATTGTATAATCACCCCCTGCTACCTCTAGTGCTGCATCATACAAAAAACCACCAGCGCCACCACCTCCTCCTCTATCTGTTCCACCACCTCCTCCTCCAGCTACGACTAGGGCTTTTACTGATGCCATAATGTTTTAAGTTAAGCGATTGAAATTATACCTCCTGCATTCCAAACAATTTTGAATGTCTGGTCGACTGGGCTTTGGTTGCCGTCGAAGTTTATAAAACCAATAAGAGGAGAAGTCCCCGCTGTCCCCGTGGATTTATAAACTACTGCACCTGCACAAGTGAATGTTGCTGAAGTCCAAGCTGTGTCAGCGGCGTCAAAGACACCTGCTGAGATAGTTGGTGAACCTATTGTTGCACCTCCAGCTGTGTACCCTCCTGCAGTTGATAATTCGTTTGTGATGTCATCAAAGAAATCGTGAGCTGCTGAAAAAGTATATGAAGAAGTAACTAACGCAACTTTAATTGTGTCAGAATCTAATGCAATATTGCCTTCTAGCAAATCGTCTTTATACGCTGTGTATTTTGTGAATGTTATCGCCATGTTATTTATTATCTATAATCTACGTAATCACTTTCAAACCTTAGGGGGTAATTTTTTTCTTTATTACCGTACTGTTTTTTAAGTAAATCCATAGTGCTATTAATCTTCCCCATCATTTGGGCGGCTAAGTCTGCCATCCCATTTGCCACAGCGTATTCGTGGGTCATTCCATACGCCAAAGCCATGTGTAGATTCTGATCGAACCCAGGGACTTTAGTTCCTGTAGTTAGATCACTTTCTAAAAAGTCTTTCGCTGTACGAGAAACTTCAGCAACAACTTTTCCTACGCTCGCTGTTGGAAGAGGATATAAGAAAAGGGAATTACCCTTCCAATCGTGGGCAGGGGCGGCTGTTGAGAAATAAGTATCGATAGTTGTCGCGCCATCAATAAGTCCTACTTCTACCTCCTGAGAGTCTATCGGCTGGCTTTTGTAACTATGCTCACCATCATAGGTTACATCCACTCTTTTAACTTCTACTACACCATCGCTAATCAAGAAATTATAATCTCTTTGATTAGCAACCAAATCTGCTGATAATGTTGAATATCCTGTCCAGTTAGCATCATTAAAATCACTAGAATCTTGCGATTGTAGAATATTTGTTACAATGTTCTGGTTCCAGATATTAAGATCTATTAACCGATCAGCTGTTGGATAGGATGTTGTGTCTGCTTTTGTAAGTTGTGAAACTTTTGAATTTATTTGTCCTAGATTCATAAGTCTATTATAACACGAATTGAAGTATGTCTCTACCTGTCTCTTTCTTAATCTTAGCGGCGTAATATCCTATAGATAAAGGATTTTCTATAAATTGTTTCCTTTTCTTTTCAACTATGGCTTTTTCTTTTAAAACATTATTCTTTTCGTTTTCGATTGATTCTAAGATTTTGTTGTTTTCGTCTATTAAGCATTTATATCTATCGACTTCAGGGCGTTTTTCTTGTATCTGAGTCTCAAGGTTTGCAATTTCGTGCTTTAAAGTATTTAAAAACCCCGTTCTAAAGGTTATCTGTTGTTCTATATCACTTAAGATTTCTTGCTTTAGTTTTATATTAGCGTTCAATTGGTCTAAGACTTCTTTTGCTTCTTTAACTTGGACAGTAACATCCTTAAGTTCACTAATTTTAGATTCTAAGTAACCCTTTCTCTCTTCTAAAGATGATTTCGCTAGCGAAAGTTCTTTGTTTTGCTTATCTAAATCGTTATTTTCCTTAGTTAATCTGTCGATATTTGTTTGTTTATAAGTAAAATCGTCAGACACTTTTAAGTATTCTTCATCCATTTCCTGACGTTTTTCGCCTAGTTTCTGTATTTCTAACTCTAACTCCGCCCTAGCTTGTCTCTTGCCCTCTAATAATGAATCCAACCCCTCGGATTCTTGTTGCCTTAATATTTCATAATCCATTATTTAACTCTACCACAAAACAATTGGACAGTCACACCATTATAAGTTCCCAGACCTATGCGAGTATATTGTTCTTTAACTAGGTTAGCTTTGTGCGTAGGGGACTCTAAAAGGGCTCTAAATGCCTCGTAGTCGTTAGTAAATCCTTTATATAGGTTTTCCCCCATGTATGAGCAATTTGTATCAATAAACGAGTTTTTCCAATTATTGTGCGACCAATCTATGTCAGCAATTTTTGCCCTTTGTTCTGCCCTAATAGATAAATCTCCCTCCAGTACTAGTGGATGAATTTTTAAGAGACTTATCCTTAAAAGATTTATTAAAATGAGACTATACATTATCACGTGGGATGATAGGAACATCTGTCGTATAAGTAGCTCCTGTGATAGTTCCATCATTCCCATTACCTGATGTATCTAGTGCAATTGAACCTGTTGCTTCGTTGAAGAGATATTCTGCTACGAGACCATCACGAGGTACAATGTCATTGAAGTAGAGGTCTGATACCTCTTGGGCTGTAAGAGCTCGTGACCAAGTCCTAAATTCGTCAACTACTCCCTTAAAATCATTGTTTACAGTACTGATTGTAGTTTGTCCTCCAATAGCCATACCATTGTCAGTACCAGCACCTCCATAGTTCGCACTGACTTTCGATTGGAGTCCACCATTTAAGTATAGGTTTACTCCATTAGTACCCTCATTTAAACTTGTTCCGTCATAAACAATTGCGACTTGGTACCACTTTCTTTTTGAGAGTATAGGAGAACCAAATCTACCTCGATAGACATTCGGTACTCCGGCGGTGAAAAAAGCTCCTTCTATTCTTGATGAGGAATTTCTCCAACCGAAATGAAAATTAGAGTCAGTACTATTTAGCATATTAGCAAATATTGGCCCATCTCCATCTTCATTACTTTTTAGCCAAAAACTGATGGTTATCGGATTATTAATAACTAAGTGAGTTAATGCTGTTCCACGCACAATATCATCAGCCCCATCAAAACTCAACGCTGTTCCCATATCTCTTACCCTTACTCTGTTGGAGGCGGCGGTTCTATTTGATGCCTTTGGTACAGATGTATATAAAACTGGGGTAACAATAGCTTGTAGACTCGGATCTACTTCTCCATCTGCTGTATCTGGTCCATTAGAAGAGTAATAGATATTATTCTCCCCAGGTTCTAATGTTAAAGGATTAGACCTTAAGGCGAAGGTATCAATCACCGTTCCATCAGACCAGCCATCTGTAGTAGGAGCTGTGACTGATAGACTTTGAGTAGCTGTAGATACTGTGAAGTTAGTGGTGTTTTTAGAGTAGAGGGTTGAGAAGTACCAATCATACTGTGCATCTAAAGCACTCCAAACACTTCCGTTATAGTGTTTTATTCCACCAGATGTATAAGGGTTTGAGTTATTACTTATTCTTATTGTTCTATAATTTGAAGAATCACCCTGTGCAGAAGGTGTAGCAATCATCCAATAAGTTCCAGCTGTTAATGTTTCTGTGAGGTTTATTGTATAATCAGCGTTATTTGAGGCATCCCATTGAGCGGCAGTTACTGTGGTTGGTGTTCCTAAATTAGTTCCACTTGGTGACCCAGCATTATCAGCTTGTAACGACATAACAACATCAAAGGTTGGTGAACCTGTATTTGCACCAGGTCTAAAGGTAAAACCTGTAAATTGTTTTTTTGTTATTACTATACTTTGTGCCTCAATTCTATTATTTCCGTTGTTTCCAAGTACTGTAGTTCCTGAATTACTTGTCACCTGACTCTGGTCTATATTATCTGTACTACTTACAGCTGTTACTTTAGGATAGAATTGAGCTGGAGAAGAAGATGAGTTAGTGATAGTGGAGACTTCTTTAAAGTCACAGTTTAACCAATCTACATACATAGAAGCTGTAAGATTTCCAGCACCTACTTCTTTTGCTTGAAAGTTAATAGAAATAAAATTTGTACTAGCATTTGTTGTAAAGGTTAAGGTATATGTCTTTAATATATTTTTGTCTGCATTTGCTAGAGTAACAGAAGTTTCAAAACTAAAGTTACTTCCATTAGTTGTCGTACCATCTGATTTAAATTCTTTTATAGCTATAGTCAACTTTCTTCCATCACCAGAAGAAACAATATCATCAGTAAATTCAGCTGGAACACTGAAGGTGTATGAAGTAGAGGGTTTTACTACTATTCCATTTCTAAATAAAGAAACTACGGATGCTGGAACAACTGTTCCCTGACTTATTGGAAGTGTTGAAATTGTGCCACCACGTGCATTGCCATCATCTGCTCTATTAGTACCAGAAACATAGAGAAAATTTCTACCATATCTTGGCGTAAATTTACAAGAAAAATCAGATGTATTATCTCTGTTTCCATACCACCCATACTTCTCATCTTCTATCCACCCACTTGTAGTCCTAGCTATATCTCCAGTAGCAGAGTCTATAACTCTTTCTACTCCACCCTTAAGAGAAATGGCGGCTTGAGTTTCATAATGTTTTAAATTCGTCCTAGCTGTTCTAGACATAGTTTATTTATTTAGCTAGTAAAACTATCTGTAGGAAATGGTTACATCTGCTGTTCCTCCAATTGTAGCGTATAGTCCTGTTCCAAAAGTCATTCCAAATAGCGGAATCCATCTTTCACCTGCGGCAAAAGTAATTGTGTTACATAGCACAGTTGTTGCTGCTGATGTGTTGTCCCACAGTTTTATAGTTCCTGATGAGTGTGAGTTGATAATAATTCCATAAACTTGTCCTGCTCCTGTTTTAACTAGAGCTGAGGCTGATATATTTGCGTAACTACTTTTTGGATATACAGTGATACTATCATCTGTATCATTAAGTGCTTGTTCTAACTCTATGACCCCTACTGGTTGGACTCCTGTTGTGTAAACTTGATCTGACATATATTAATTATTAATTCTTCTAATATATCCATTATAGCACAAAACTTATGGCAAGTGAATTTGCCATTCTTTAGTCTCATAATCGTTTAATATCTTGTTTACTTCTTGGGGATTATATTTAGGGCGAAATGGGTGTTCAATAATAGCATCGTGATCTAAAGCTATAGCAGGATTGTATCTAACATTCTTGAATTTATAGCCTTTTAGAAAGGCACGTTTCCCGACAGAGACGTTATCAAACGACCACCACTGGTCTAGCCTTTCATCAAATCCTCCTATTTCTAGCAGTATTTTCTTAGGAATTGCTCCCCAATCTAGTTCACATCTAGTCCAATCACATTCGTCAGTGTGATCTCTCCAGTCCCAGGCTGGGGTTTCGTCAGCGAAACTCTTTACTTTCCCAACAGGGGCTGTAAATAAGGTGTTTTTGTCTTGTTGATATTCCTCCCAGAACTTCCTTAATCCATCTGGGGGTATCTTAATAAAATCCTGATAAAAGACAATGAGTTCACCTTTCGCTCTACGAATCATCTTATTAAATGCTTCGTTTAGATCGTGTTTTCCTGATACGTTTACTTCCACTAACCACTCGAACTCTTTGAACCCCTGGCTTAGCAGACTCTCCCTCATCACTTGTAGTCCCTCTGGACGAATTGTCGGTGTTATCACTGAAATTTTTATTGTGTTCATATATAGCCATTCCATTTTTAGTATTGATAATCTGTACTTCCAAACCAAAATCTTTTGCCGCCCCTAGGGGATCACAAGAAACATTAGAACCCAGAGTATCGTGGAAATAAACAACTGCATTCTCTGATAATCTTGGCATTAGTTCTCGTAATTCCTCTAGGACGAATTCTTTCTCGTGGAATCCATCTATAAATAAGAAATCTATCGGAGCTATGTCCTTTGGTAAATCTTTCCCTTTGATAAGGTGAAATTTAATAATATCCTTAAACTCCTCGAATTTACAGAAGTTTCCTTCTTGATACCACTCTGGATTCGGATCACAAGTATGTATCATCCCTTTTCCATTTTCCCACAGAGCATGAGCCATATAGAGCGTTGTAAGACCCCTGTGGGTTCCTATCTCGACTACTATTTGTGGTTTTCTTTTCTTAATTTCAGTATAAAGGATCATCTTCTCTGCGATGTCTGTACTGTCATCCTGGGGAACTTCTTGTTTTATTTTTTCTTCAAATTGCATATTGCTTGATTTAAGTTAAACGCGTAATGTTTCCAAGTCCAGTTCTGGAGAACATAATCTCTAGCTCTCTTGGAAAACGTCTGGTAATCTTTCATTATATCATCATAGGCTCGTTTTATCGACTCTGGGTCTGGTTCTGAAACCAGTCCACCTCCTGATGCCTGTATGTATTCGATATTCTTAGGGCTGTCTGACATACAGATAACAGGTATCCCACAAGCCATAGCTTCTAAGGTTGCCCTTTGCCCTCCTCCCCAGAAGTCACTACTCTGGACTAGAACATCTGCTGAATTAACAGCTTTTACTAGTTCTTTACCTTTCAACTCACCTAAAATCTTTGCCCCTAACTCTTTTGAGTAAATAAATGGGTAAGAGTCTTTTTCCTGATTCCTTCCAATCAGGGCGGAGTCTTCCCCAAAAGCTTGAGGAAGTAACCATTGTCTTTTCCAGCTTGCACAAGTTCCATGATGTACTGCTTTGTATTTCTTCTTTACTTTATAAGGTTTGAAAAGGTCGGTGTTTATACCGAAAGCTTTTGTGGTTTCTATTCCAAAGTTAGCGAATTCTTCTCTATTAATTTCTGACTCTATCACAACAGTATCAAAGCCTTCAACCCATTTAGGGTTAATAGGTCCTCCTGCGAAAAGTAAAATTTTAGGGGTTGAGTGATTTTTAACCTTCAGATAGTTCTGAGCATTCTCACCATTTATAGTACAAGGGGCTTCCCAGTAAATTAGGGCGTCATATCCGTCTAAGTCATACTCTGGTTCGAGGTATTCTACTTCGTAAATCTTTTCAAGCTGTTTCATAGCCATAGCAAGACCGTCTTCCCACTTCTCTTTCATATCTTCTAAACCTTGCCAAATGAATGCTATTCTTTTACTTTTCATATATTTGTATTTCTTGTTGGATCCTATTTATCTTCTCTTTAACTGTCGCCTTTTCTTCTAACAGCATTGAATAAATATCTTGTTCAAGTGGATCGATTAATCCTTCTGAATTATATTTTGAAATCTTCTCGTTTATGGTGTTTAGTTTCTTCGAGTATCCATCATGCTCTTTGTAAAACTGGATATACTCACTTAAGAATTCAACCCGATCGACTTGCTTCGACCCAACAGATTTATACAATAAAAAGTCAGGATCTGGGTGTTCCTTGAGATAATCTATAATATCCTTAATCTTCAACGCCCTTTCGGGGTCAGCAAAGTCGTCTCTAGTTATTCCTAGCTTCTCTATGTATTTCCCAGCAAACTCTGGGTCGCCTAATTCTTCTACTCTGTCATTAATTTCCATTTATTTCTTTTATCCACTTATCGCCAATAATACTCCAATCAAAACTTTTTCCAAACTCGACCATTTGTGCTGTGTCACGATTCACCTTAAGTTCTTTTATTATTGTATCAGCAAACTGTTGTATCTGCTCTTCTTTCTCTACACCAAAGGAGAACTGATAAGGCTTGCACCAATCTTCTCCAGTCTTGGATGAGTGTATCTTTATCCCATGCTGTACGCTCTCATCTAGGGCGCCGAAGTCTGTTGAAACCACAAGGCAACCTGCTAATTGTGCCTTCTTCACGCTTATGCAATCAATTTCCGCAAATTCTGTTGGATATAACATAATGTGAGCCTCAGCATACAGATTGGCTATTTCGTGTTGAGGAATCTTTCCCAACTGTTCTACCCCAGCTTCATCCATCTTTTGAACAAGGTCATTTTTCCATTTCATCATTTTCTGGTCTCCTGCATGAGCAGAATCAAAGACATCCCAGCCATACGCCCACTGAAATCTAGCTTCTGGGACCTCTTTATTTACCCTTTTAAAGATTTCAGCCGCCGCTTCCATTGATCTATCTGGGGAAGAGGTGTTAATGATTAGGTTTGGGTATTTCTCTGCAGGTTTGAAGTCTGAGGTGTTAATCCCATTAGGAATCACAGCAAATTTCTCATCTGGTACATTTGGGAATAGAGATTTGTGAAATTTAGTCTTAACAAAGATTTTTTTAATCTTCTTTAATCTACTTTCTGTAAATTCTCCAGGAGAGATAACATCGTGGACATCAACATAAATGTTTTTTGCGTTCAAATCATAGTCACACATCTTAGGGCTACGCCATAAAAGCATGTGATTAGTTGCATCCTTGATGTTAAATTCCCAAAAAGGCTTCCATAAAACATTACCTTCTTGAACCCTTTTAGACCCAATATTAGCGTAAACTTCCACATTGTAACCGTTCTTAGCAAGATGTTGAGATAAATGGATGATGGCTTCTTCAGATCCTCCGAAACCTTTTGTCCTAAACAGCTCAGGATTCCACTCGTGTTCTGTAAAACCACAGTAAATAACGAAATCCTTATCACTGCATTCTGTCTTATAGAAGTTTTGATTATAAATAGCACAAACTCCAGGATGAGATCTCTGTTTGATAGGTAGAGAATCTATCTTTGCCTTTAGTTTATCCTTATCTTCGATTTTCTTAAGCTCTTCAATAACACCGAGGATTTTTTGTAATTCTTTGACCTCTTTATCCATCTCTTTAACAAGGGTTTGCATCCTTTCGTTTCTTGGATTGATTTCTAAACACCCTCTTAGTAGTGGTAGAGCCTTGTCAGGGCGGCTTTTCCTGAAGTAAACCTTAGCTAAAAGGTTCATAGGGTTATAGTCATAGTCCCTTGGATTGAAAACAATCATTGAATTATAGACAGGTTTCAAAGCCAATCCATAGAGTAAATATCTCTCAGATTGGTCTAAATTGCCCATATCGAAGAAGAATTGCCCTAGTGATAGGTAAGCATCAGGCCAGCTAGGTTGCATTCCTATACAGGTCTGTAGTTCTCTAACTGCATCTTCTTTCATACCTTTATCGTAATAAATCGAGGACAGTTTCTGTCTTATTAGATACTTTTCTGAGTCAGATTCTGATGTCTTTAAGAATTCGTTGAATATCCCTAACGCCTTGTTGGCTTTTCCACTGCCAATAAGGGCGTTACCGTAGTTAAAGTGATTCCTAGGGTCATTTTTGTCTGCTTCGTATGCTTCTTTAGCTATTTTTTCATTTCTATCCCTAGCTTCTTCTATTCTTTCCTCGTTGGTGAAGTGCATTCTGTCCATATCTGTAGAAAAACCAATAGATACATCACGATTCGCTGTAATATCCTCATGAATTCTTCCTTCCCATTCAAAAGAACCATCATTTCTAACAATCATGGTCTTTTTGTGAGCTACAACAGGTTGTTTATCATCATCAAAGTCGTATAGGTACCAGAAAGCGTAAGCATCTTTGTTCTCCTTAAGTACTACTGGCAGATTTTCTAATCCTCTCCACATGTCGTCTACGTCAGACCACATTATATACTCGTACTCTTTTGGTACTTGTTTAAAGTTAAAGTTTCTGGCAGCGGAAAAGTCATTTATCCATTTGAATTCAGAATAGTGAGCCTTGTATTCAGCACATATCTTTTTAACATGCCCTTCAAACGTTTTGTCGGCTGCTGTAATAAAAATACCATCTACATGGCCCTCCATATTATCTAAAAGCCTTCTCAATAATTTTACATCCTCCTTCTTATCTCTGGTTATTAGTGCTAGTGCAATCATATTAATAATTTGATGTTACTTTAAACTCAGGATATTCAGACATAAACCATTTGGAGTACTCTTTTTCGTCTAACATCTTAAGTTCGTCTTCTATTAAATTACTCATTAATAAGTGGTACAGTTTTTCAGGAATCCTGAATAACTCACGTTTCAAAGCGTGATCTTTATGCCCTACTTCAACTTCGGCAAAGTCTGTTTTTAAATTTTTCCTATAATCTGCAATTTGAGTTATTACTAAACGATATTCATCACGAAAAGACTGCTTGTATAGGGAAACAGCGTTTCGGACTTTGTTTTTTAATGTATTTGTTATTTCCATAATTAGATTAGTTACTGAGAGATTGTCTCGGGGACATCAATCTCTAAATATCCCCGAGCAACAACTAACTATTTCAAGAATCCGCTTGTAAACCAGTTACTGTCTTGGTTATTAACTTCTACAGTTAATGATCCATAAACAGCTTTTGGTGTATAAGCACCTCCTCTAGATAGTTCAGAATCAACCATTGGTTTATCAAGATAAGCCAATTTTAGTTTATTCTTATTCACAGCTAGAACTCTAGCAGTAGCATCAGCTGATTGCTGAATATATCTATGTTTGTGAATAGTTAAAGTACCGAAAGCAGTTTCATAAGTTGAAACAGTTCTTACGATAGTTGAAATTCCAGGAGCATTTACTACAACGTTAGATTTTTGTACAAATCCATCAATTGTAGATCTCAAAGAACTTCCTACGAATAAATCACGAGCAACATCACCATTTGAGTTTTCCCAGTTAGCTGACATCAAACCATCAAGGATTGAAGCAGAGAATACTGTACCAGATGTGTGAGCTGTAGTGTTTGTTGACTTAGAAATAGCTTGGATAATACCAGCCATTTTAGCAACAGTTCCTGAAGCACCAGATACTAATGAAGAACGAACAATGTCGAATTCAGCAGCATTTCCCCATTCCATCATAGCTTTAGAAAGTTGTCTTTCTAATTCGTTTTTACCATGATAGTGTTGAACAGCTTGCTGTTTTCTTGTGACTCGCAAAGGAATCGCAATTTCTTCTACAATGTTTGTTAATCGTGTTGGTGTACTTCTTTGTAGGTAAGTGTAGTCAGCACCTTGTTGTACAGCTTGAGACCCTGCGGCAGCAAGTGTATCTACTAGGAAAGAGTGAACTTCGTCAATCGCTTTAGTTTTACCTAAAGTAGACAAAAGTTGATTCTCTTCCGCTGTAAGAATTTCCACCATATTCAAGACAACGTCCTCTTTTCGAGCTACGTCACCATATGTTTGTAATACTTTATCGACAGCCATGTTATTAATTTATTAAGTTTATAAAGCCCTACGCGTCAAACCCGTAAGCCTCCATAACAGCTCTAGCTCCTTCTGCAGCTGCATCATCTTGACGCCCTGCTTGTTGAAGTTCACTGACCTTAGAGGTCCTACCTTGGGCGGAAGCCAAACGGGGATTTGGTTCCATTACTGACCTTTTAGACTCAGACTCCTCGAACTTTACAGCTCTTTCGTAAAGCCTGCTATATGATTCATCTTTAGCTGCTTCAGCAAAAGTAATATTCTTACTCTTCGCTATAGCTTCCAAAATTTCTTTGTTTTGACTGTGTTGAGGATTATCCCTTAGGAATAATGCGTCTTCAAAATCTTCCTTAGTCATATAACCGCTTTTCTTTAGTTCAGCTGCTGCCTTTTGAGTAGCATCTTCACTCTTCTTCCCTACGAAACTAAAAGTGTCTTTCAACGCCTTTAGCGCAGTTTCCTTATCTTGGAAATTCTTTCCCAAATGAGAATTAATTTCTGATAATGTCATCGCTTCGTTGTTCTCAGCACCTTCGGCTTGAGCTTGTTGGTCCTGAGAATTGTATTGTTCTTGGTTTTCAACAGCTCCTTCGCCGCCCACTTGGGGTAAGGTGTCTGGAGTAATGTTTTCTTTATCCATATTATAAAAAGTCTTATTCTGCTAAAACGGTATCCTTGATAGAATACCTGCCCAGAGGCCCATAGGGCCCTAAGGTAGGAACTCTACTCTTCTCTAAGGATGTATGATTTTTCCTTCAGCGAATCATTAACATCATTAGCTAAGTATTGCTCTACTTTCCCTTCTACTTCCTTAACCCATCTAACGAGTTCTTCTACTATCCCTCGCCTGGTCTTTATATCTAGAATGATCTGCTCTGGGGTCAAGGTCCCTTCAAGATTCATTATAGATTGCATATCATTAATCTTCTCCATTAGTAGACCTTTAACAAATGTCCATTCTTCAGATTCTACGAACCTGACCAACTTGTTGTTTTCTTTTATAAATTCTCTCCTGTCTTTATCCATGTTTATATTATACACCTAAACTTGCTTGATTGCTAAAATCTCTTGCAGGCTTTTCAGTCATTTGCCCCTGTGGTGGGAGCTCTTGTCTGCTTTCTCTCGCCTTGTATGACATCTCTGGAGGATAAGGTAATCCCATAGTGTCAAAGATTTGTCTGACAACTGGCATTCTTAAATCTTCAGGTAATAGGTTCGCACCCATTACTAACTTATCTACTGTAGAACCAACATCAAGAGCTTCGTTTGAAGCATAGACCATACAATCTGTTTGGTCAGCTAATATCTTTGTTAGGTTTTCAATAAAGATTTCAGGTCGAGATCTTAATTGTTCCTTAACTTCTGCCAAAGCAATCTGTAATTGTTCTGGAGCTAAGAATAGACCTGCTTCTTTAATTCCTTCTTGGTATTGATTGACATAGTAATATCCGATCCTATCTAAAATCTCGTCTATATTTTCATCCTTATTAAGGATTCTGATAATATCTCCACTACTTGCGTTATCTACTATTGCTTTCACAAGGTGTCTATTCATCGCTCTTTCTACAAAGAATCCACTTCGTTCCTTAATCTTTGTGAAAGCGTTCTTAGATGAACTAGCCTGTAGTGAAGCGTTTGTTGCAGTAGTTGAGGCTGGCATTCTTTCACCAGTAATGGTTTCAAATGTCCTTGTGATTCTCTTAGCAATATCCCTAATCACTCCTTCGTCTGTATAGGAAGCTTGAGATGCTTCTTGCATAACTAGCTGTTCGATGTCGTCCATTGATTGAACGAGCACAGCTCCATTAGAACCAAGCTTTTGAATTGATTGTGGTGTAATGTTTGCTCCTCTTTTGATCTTAAATAGACCTAGTTGAGAAACATAGCTCCTATTTATTCGGATGTTAATAATGATGTTAATCCAAAGTTGTAGCATCATTACTTGTTCGACAGGTCCCCTTCCATCCCATCTTCCTGGAACTTTCATAGCCCAATCTTCTTCGTAAGGCTTAATAATGTTTCCTTCCTTGTCAGTAGTATCGTTCTTCTCTATCAGGTGGCATTTTGGTGATCCTGCTTCTAAACTAGAGACAACAATGTGCCCATCTACTTCTTCAGTGTCCTTTCTATCACCAGTAATAAGATATTCAGGTATCTTGCCCCAAGTTTCCCAAACATCAACATGCTTTGAGTTTCCCCCATGACCTGATTTAAGCATCTCAGCATCAAAAACAGGTAAACCTTCTTCTGCTCTGACACCACTAGTATTCTTCCAGCCGTCCATTCCTTTAATTTCGTCAGCGAACATCAAGGATCTTTCGGTTACCCTGTACGCCGCCTGAATAGATTCTGCTGTTGGATCTATATAAAAGTTAAGTCTGTGAACTAATTTCCTTTTAACCCTATTCTTTCCTTTGATTTTTCTTTTAATAAACTTCCAAATAGCTGTTCCAGTTATAGATTTCTGGAAAGCTGAGTCGTCTAGATCCTGACCAAAGTAGGTTTCCTGCAGTTCTGTTTTTACTAACTGTCTTGTTAGTTGTGTTACTGCATAAGAACCTCCTGGTTTGGTTATAAAATTGATGTCTGCCAAGTCTAGATCAGCATTATCTGTCCACGCATTTGCAACTTCTTCTGATAAAGGATACCAAATTTTATCTCGTCCTGTGACTGGGTCTATTGGGTCATCGAATACGCCCCAATAATTTTTGGTACACACCCTTACTAAATCCCTTATTCTAAACGCCACCTTGTCTGTTATATAAATAACGGAGTTTTCCCAAGTAGATCTTTCGTTATCTACAAGATTAATAGCCTCTTGGGTTAGCCAGTTATCTTTAACTTCTTTTTTTGATTTTGATTTGTACGCCATATATCTATTATACATTAATTGTACCTTGCTGAGTATAGTCCAAACTCAATTTCGTCTTCTTCTTGGACAGGATTGCTCTGATTGTACACTGCTAAAGCGAGCGAAAAGACTCTATCGTCATGTACTCCTTCAGGAACAGTAACCTTTGGGCGCCTGTTTTCTCCTATCTCCCATCTAAAAGCTTCTAGTTCTGCGATTAGCCCTTCATCATTTGGAATCTTAATTTTCCTATTTTCTATGAGGATAGCCAAGTGTTTTAAGACATCGACTCTATTCTTTTCACTGAACTTAATAGCGGAATTGTCATCTATATTCAGTCCTTTCTCTCTTAAATTATCCACAACAGGATCTCCCACACCAGTCGAGTCGATGAAGATCTTCCCATTCCCGTATCTCCTAGCCATCGCTTCGATCCTGGACTCTTGGGTCGGCCAGTCGACATTGTTAAATCTATCCTGCGGGTAGACTACGAAAGTGTTTAGATTAAAGGGCGTAATCACTGTGTAGTCATTGTACTTAGCAAGGTCAACACCGATCTGGAAGAATCCATCCCAATCAAGGGGCATTCTCGAATCATAAGTAAGCTCTCTAACGCCTCTAAAGAATTGTGAAGCCCCATCTAGGAAGGCACATTCATACTCCTGCTGGAATAAGGCAAGAGGAGTTTCCTTTCGAATCTGTTTTATTTCCTCATCTTTAAAGACAATAGTATCGTGTATCCCTTTTACAGACCAGTACCAGTCGTGGGGATTTTCTTTGGCTATCTGCAAAAGCTTCCAAGAGTGGTTTTTACCTTTTGGGGTGTATATAAAAGTGGCAGTTCCTTTGTTTTCTCGTAGCACTGGCTGTATAATAGCTGTCCACATCTCCTCAGACATTTCAGAATACTCATCAAAGACAACATCTATAGGGTTAATACCACGGTGGCTGTCTGGATTTTCACAACCAATAAATCTGTGGATAGAGCCATTCTTATAGTAGATAGTAAGATCGTTAGCGTTCTTTCTTAGAATCACTTCTTCAGGCAAGTGCTCTTTAAGAAGTGTGTCCCAGATAACGTTTTTAGCGGCCCTGTATGTAGGTAGTATGTAACAGTACACTCCTTTATACTGTAAGGCCTTTTTTATTTGCTCGTTTAGGACGGTCTTCGATTTCCCCGATCTTCGGTGCCACACTGCTATCTTGAATCGTTGTTTCGCTGCTAGAAAGTCCAGTTGGTAGTCCCTCGGTGTATATTGGTAGGGAATCGTTATTGTTTTCAGTTTCGATTTCTCTTGCTGAGCTGTATTCGTTGAGTTGTTCTTTTCCATATTCTACTATTTGTAAGTTAAAGTTATGATCTGAAGTACTTTTTTGAGTACTTTTACCAAATGCTCTGTCTAATAATGAATCTATAGCCTTATTGTCGGGCTTTTCTGTTGTAATATAACAGTACTCTCCTTCTAATTCGCCATCTAGGAAGGCCTTAATCCGCTTGGCGTCAGCCACCAAGAGATGCTCAGGTCTTCTCCTCCCGCCAACATTACGCATTTTGATCTCATAAAGGTAGGCATTTCCTTGAGCTAGGGTTAATTGGGCATTAAGTAAAGCGTCAACATTCTTCAACACGCGCTCTTTAATGGATTTTTCCTTCTTGTCCGCTTTCTTCGTAAGTAAATTAGAAGATCCCCTAGGGCGGCCAGCGTTGCGACGGACACCGCCATGGGAGGTTTCATAAGGCTTTACACCTTTGAACTCTAGTTCCTCCTTTATTGTTTGGACATCCCTTAATTTTCTTTCTTGATTCGTAAGCATGTTATTTGTAATAAACCTTATTTGTAATAAATTTTATCTATTTTATCCATAAAAAGAACCCATTCTTTATCCAGTTTAGAGATTTTTAAGAATTCAGCCAACTCGTCCTTACACCAAAGGTTTCTAGGTATCTTAATACCCGCGGCCCTTTTCGACCAAAGTACTAGGAGATCATTAAGAGCATGCTTATCCGCAATAATCTCTTTCAACTTTTCTGGGATATTTACAGATGAAGCAAGCTTGTCTGCAATATATTTAGATCTATTCACATTAAGTAATTCACATTCCTTATCTATTTTATTAAGCTGTTCTTCATTTAATGACACTAGTATTTTTTTCATATTGTATATTTTATATGATGATTATACCATAGTGGATATCCAGATGCTAGATATTTATATGCTATATCCCAGAGATATCCATTGGATATCCATAAGATATCTTTCATTATATGTTGATAAATAAGGTTATTATGAATATTTTATTTGTTTTTTATTTTTTGTTGGATATCCGTAGATATCCTTTGTCTGACACTCTTCCAAAATGGACACCTTTGAAAAGTTCTGTTTTTTTGGTGTATGAGGTACCCCGCCGCCCTTCGTCACCCTCCAACCGTCCCCTCCACCCTACCTATAACAGCCATTATATCCTTATTTATCAACATATATTTTTAAAACTTTTTAATAGGCCTTGTTTGTGTGTGTGTTTGGTTGGTGAGTAATCTTATCGAAACCATTTAATATAACAATAACCAAAACTAAACTCTATCTCTATATATGTGTTAACAATAACAGGCGGCGCGTTCTTGTTGATATATAACAGTTTTTCAAGCTATCAATCTTATCTATTCTATACGGTGTAATAGTTTTATGACCAAAGGGCGCGAATTTCCAGCATTTTTATTGATATCTTTTTAACAGCTAAAACAAGGCAAATTTAATTTATATTTTGATTATTCTTTATAGTTTCGCTGGCGAAAGCAAATTATTGTATATCTTTTGAGTTATCCACAGGTTTAATCAATAACTGCTTGCAATAGGTATATAATATGATATATTTAATCATATAGCAATTATATAACAAAAGCTATAAAAACATTATGAATATATATAAAAACAAGTTAACAGGATTACAGGAAATTATTATTAACATAAATAATAGAAAGTTTTTAATTAAAGGATACACACGAAAAGAATTATTAAAAACAGCGTTTAGATATTTAGCAGTTATAAAAGAATAATATGAAAAAAATATATAAAGATTTGGAACAAGAGCAAAAAGAACGTAATGTCGTATTTTCAAGCGAATTACAAGGCGGTGGAATAGTCCACGAAGTTACAAATGATGAAATTGAAAGTGATAGAATTTATTATCACGCAAAAATTAAAAGACTTTTAGACGATAGTTTTTTCAATGACTCACCATTTAAAGCAAACATCATAAGAGCAAGCGAGAATATTAAAAGAATTTTTAACCTAGAATAATATGAAAAACCAAAATGTTTGGATAGAATTTAGGCAATGGAACGAAAAAAAACCTTATATTTATTTTAGAGATTTGAAAGATGTATACAATGACACAAGTGCATACACTACTAAAATAAGAGGCATAAAACAAGCCAAGTTATTTTTAGAGCAAATTTTTAACAGTTATGAATTGCAAGAGGACTTAAATTTTTCAGATATCAGGAGAATCCTCAACGATAAATTTAATTTAGCGGTGCATACCTATTGTGCAATGGACTAGCGACCACATATCAAGCATAATTATAAATTGTGCTTGCTATTGTGAGAGTTAACCAACTCACAGCAAAAATATATGCACATATCAGATCAACTTAACAAGTATAAAGGCCTATCAATGCAACAATTTAACCATATCAAGGCAAATGATATCCAAGATTTTGAGTTAATAGGCGATTTAGCAGATGAAAACAACGATATATTAACTTATATCAATAACAAAGGCGAAAAAATAGCAGTGTTTACAAATGGAGAGATAACAAAATAATATGATTAGAATAATATTCGAAAAGATAGTAACAACGGGAAAGAGAAGCGGGAAAGTGATTGATTTTAGATAGCATTTGTGCTATATTAAATCACGGTCGACATTATTAAAATTAACAATAAAAAATATATGTGGAAAATATTATATAGAAAAGAAATTGGAACGGGAGAGGTTATTGTTATTGAAAAAAATATCTTAACAGCTATTGAACGATACCAAGATAATTTTCAATTTCCTATTATCAGCGTCAATGAAGCAACGGATATTGATATTTTAAATTAAATTTATGTCAAGAAGCAAAAGACTAACAAGGGATGAAATATTATCTATCCCGCCATTGTTAGAGGAGGGTTATACTTATGAGCAGATAGGCGCGAAGTTTGGAGTTACTAAACTTTCAATCGCGAGGTGGGTTAGTAAACTGAAATTTTACGGATATGAAGTGCCAAAGATTAAAAGAGGGCGACCGACAATGCTATAATAAAACAATTATGATTAAATTATTAAAATACAAAAGCAATCAAAAGGAAAAAACAGCTTTTTACTGCTCAGATTATGGGAAGTTTGATTTTGAGCTTTATCACAGTTTTAAATCAACACCATACACTAATCCGCCAGAGTGGTTTGAAACTCTTAAATGGGGAGCAGGGAAAGGCGTAGAAATGGCAATGTTAGACATACTTAAAGAGAATGGGATTACAGGCCAAGAGTATATCCAAGAAGAAAATGGGCGCGTGGATTTTGTTAGACAAGGAGTTACTATTCACGGATATATAGACGCGATGACAACTGGCGACAAGGTTAATAGTTTCGGGTTAAAGGCTGGTTGTCCAATAGAGATAAAATCTATTAACAACAAAAATGCTTTTGACATTAAGAATTATGACAATGGAGAACCAAGAGAAAACTATGTCGCGCAGTTATCTATCTATATGGATAGTTTGGGCGTGGATACTGGTTACTTGTTTGTTTCAAGTATAGACGGGTTAAATACTTACTGGTTTGAATGCAAGCTTATCAAAGACAAAGTTTATAAGTGTGGCAAGGTGGAAATTGACCTTGATGTCGAATATAAACGCTGGAAAAATGTCTTTGAGAATTATATTCAAAAGGACATAGAGCCAGAAATTGATGTCCGTTATAAGATTCCAGTCAAAGACATTGTATGGGACAAGGTTTCAAAAGGAGATATTGGGAAAGCTAGAAATGGCCACAAGGTTATAGGGGACGCGGACAGCTGGAAAATACAATACTCAAATTGGAAAGACCTTATCTTAAAGAAGCAAGGAGTAACAGCAGGATACACAGACGCGGAGGTAGCTATTATTAACGAGCTAACAAGGGGATACACAACATGGAAATAATATTAAGAATATTAGGGTTAATAAAATAAAAATTATGCGAAAACGCGACAAAGAAGTGATGAGTGCAATGATTGTAAAGGTTTTGAACAATCATTTTGAGATCAAGATGCTGAAAGAAAAGTTAAGTGGAAAGATAGCCAAAGAGCAAGAGTTAGAAAGTACTGTATATCTTTTAGAAAAGAGGTTGGGCGCGCTGATTGATTACTTAAAAGTAGATTTCAAGGTTATACCAGCGAAACCTATGCAGATTATCAAAGGCGAGCCAGAGAGGGTTAAAGCGATTAAAAAAATAATAAGAAAATAATATGTCAACATTTAATTTAGATAATTGGGGGGATGATGAAGTGGTTACATCAAAGGAAAGTGATTTCTTTAAATTACCAGTTGGGGATGTCAAAGTTAGAATCTTAACAGACTTTCACAAAGTAAAGAATGTTTGGGAGGGCGAATATCCTAACTCTAAACCACTTGGACTGTTACAAAAAGGACAGAAGATCAAAGACGGTCAAAGTGTAAAGACAGCAGGTTGGGCTTGGGTTATTGTTAGAGGTGATGTCGATCAGATGAAAATAGTTACTTTTCCTATCAGTATTATAGCGAAAGTAGCTAACTTGAAGAAAGATGATGAGTATACTTGGGACGAAATGCCTATGCCATACGACATTACTATCCACAACACAGGAGAAGGCGGCGACAGATATTCAATCACACCTTCTAGGACTAACGCGTCATTAACAGAATTTGAACAAAAACAACTAGAAGAAAAGACACCTATTGAAGAAATTGTTCAGAAGATTATGGATAAACAGAGTGGAAAGATTGAAGAATCACAAGAATTGGAATATCCAGAATCTAACGGTGATCCACTTATCTAATGTTCGGGCTATTTTTATTGGGCGCGGGTGCAGTGATAGGAGGTGTTATTGCTGGACCTATTGGAAGTTTGCTTGGAATTATCATAATACTTATGTTATTTGGGAATAGGTCTTTATAGATAGTTTCGCTGGCGAAACACTACTTGCGGGTAGTGTTCTGGGAGCTCTGCCTGAGTTCCCAGAGCATTATCCACAGGTTATCCACAGGTTGAGGTGCGTGGATTGAGTCGATGTGAGATAATAGAATATTATCAGTTAATTAAATTATTATGAGATTATTCGATAAGCCAATAGCTTTTAACAGAGAATTTGTTGAATTAACAGGGTCAATTAATGGTGCTTTATTTTTATCGCAAGCGTGTTACTGGTCATACCGAACGACTTTAGAGGACAAATGGTTCTGGAAAACACACGAACAGTGGGAAAAAGAAACTGGTTTAACAAGGAGAGAATTAGAATCAGCAAGAAAATCAGCTTATAAATATTTCAATTATGAGTTGAGAGGAATTCCAGGAAAGGGTTTCTACCAAGTTAAATGGGATCAAATTTATGAAGATTTAGGAATAATTTTGGCAGACAACGTTGGCGGAAAACGCCATACTGTGATGGCGGAAAACGCCAAACATTCTATTACAGAGAATACAACAGAGAATACCCTTAAGCTTTCATTAAAAAATGAAAGCGAAGGAGATAACATTTTAGATACCAACTTAGATACCAATTTAGAAATAAATCCTCTTATTGGTTTCCCTTTACCAGCAGGGTGGGAGTTCATAGATTATGGTTACGATAGTGACGACTCACACAACTTCAAAGTGGTAGATCAATGGGGAGATACCGTATCACGCTCTAAAATGAAGCAGGAGAGAGAAAAGTATCAAAATGAGTCAAAGCCTAAGGTTGCACCTAAACGTTCAATACAGGTCAATTTTGAGCCTTATACGGGCATATGGGAGTCTTATCCAGACTTGAAGTCGACAGGAATCAAGAGTTGTCCAAATCCTAGTGCTAAAAATGAGATGTTACCACCAATTAGGAGGATGACACCAGATCTGATCTCAGTTGTTGGTAAAACAGTCAAAAAGTATCCTGATATAGACACTTGGCAGTATGCAATCAAGGAATATTGTAAAGAAATTATGAACAGGATACCAGATCAGAAGGGTTATTACTTACACAGAATGTCTTTCTTTGATTTTTTGAACCAAAAGAACGGATTTGCTAAGTTTGTAAACAAATAATATGATTAGTCCTTATGTTACATCAAGGAGAGTTAGAAGGAACAAGCACGAAGTTATGAATATTATAAGTTACATCGGGATAAAGAAAGATGAGTGCAGGTTTCTAGAAGCAGATGGATTGGTTATAGGTTATATGCCAATTACAGAGAATGCCTTTATTAGGATAAATAATTATAAAAAACAATATGAGCAATATCAAAGACGAGTTAATAAGAAGAAATGAGAATTTTGATGATAGGGAGTATGATTTACAGACAACGAATCTCATCAGAACTGATGTGAGCAGGGATGGAGTTGAGGTAGAAGTTTATGAATGTGAAAATAGATGTGGGCGATGGATGGAGTACAAAGTATTATCAATTTAATTCAAACATTATGAAAATGGAAATATTGAGAAAAGATCTTGGATTACAATTAACTGAGCTAAGAACACAAAGACATATGTCCCAAGAAGAGTTAGCTCTAAAGTCAGGGTTATGTCAATCAGTTATCTGTGACATAGAGCGTGGTCGAAGAAATCCTGGGATCAAAATATTACACCAATTGGCAGAAGGATTAGGATCACAATTATTAATTTATTTTTCAAAGTAAAAGTAATGAGAAGTGCTGATGGGGGAATAGGACTGTATATAGTTATGGCGTATACCACTAGTGAAAACCATGATGAATGTCCCGAGACTCCCCACCAGCACTTCTCAATCGGTTACAAAAATTAACCAGTTAACAAAATAAACTATGAAATACTCATTAACAAAAAATACAAAAAAATGCTTTGGTACAACATTATTTCAAATTAAGGCAAAAATATCCTTTGGTTCAGTCTCAAAGGGAGATTTGGGAGGATATATAGAAAAGGAAGAAAACTTATCACAAGAAGGTAATGCTTGGGTGTGTGGTAACGCTTGGGTGTATGGTAACGCTAGGGTGTGTGGTAACGCTTGGGTGTATGGTAACGCTAGGGTGTATGGTGACGCTAGGGTGTATGGTAATGCTTGGGTGTATGGTAATGCTGGGGTGTCGGGTAGCGCTTGGGTATATGGTAATGCTGGGGTGTGTGGTAATGCTAGGTTATATGATGACGCTAGGGTGTATGGTAACGCTAGGGTGTATGGTGACGCTAGGGTGTATGGTAACGCTTGGGTGTATGGTGACGCTATGGTGTCTGCAAAAGCAAACTTTACAAAAGGTGAATTTATTGGAGGAGATGATTCAGGAAAGATTACTGATATTACAAAACAAACAGGTTCAGATTTTTGGAAAAATCAGTATGTGTTAGGAGATTATGAAATCACACCGATTGAAGAAGAAAAAAGTTTATCAGGGCAAGAGGTTTCGGTTACAATTGGAGATAAAACTTACAAGGCGATTATAAAATAGTAAAATAAAATGAAATACCCAAGATTTAACAAAAAACAACTAGACGAATTTAATAAGAAAAGATTTGATGGTTTATACGCTGTAATCAAGAAACAAATTTCTTTTGACAATAAAGAGAATGAATTAAACTTAACAAAAGGCGATATAGAAATATTGGCTTGGAATAGTGCCGTATTAATTATTAGTAGACCTTACTAGGAGTAACCAGTAAAAACTATGAATAATAAAAAAATATCAGAATACGATAATGAAAAAGACCTAATTGAAAGCTACATAGCTAAGTTAGAAGTAATTGGAGAGGAAGAGCTTATAAACAAGATTAACAAAAAATGGGAAGAAGAATTTGATGAGAAAAAAGAGTTAGAAACTTGGAACGATGGATTCCTTGATGAGCAAGATGTTGATTGGGAAAAAGTTGAATCCTTCATAGACCAAAAAATAACACAGCAGAGGGAGGAGATAGTAAACTGGGCACAGCAAAGATGTGAAGACAATCTAAAAACCTTTGGCACAGATAAATGGAATGGTGATTTAGAAGATTTAATAAAAATAATATGCGAGAAATAAAATTTAGGGCTTGGGATAAATCAGAGAAAAGATATTGGTCGCAAAAAGAGATGAACGAGATCGGTGGATTTTACTATACTTTTGGAGTATCACCACTTAAAAAAGAATTTGATTTACAACAATACACAGGATTAAAAGACAAAAATGGAAAGGAGATTTATGAGGGTGATGTAATGGTTTTAGATGGCCCTATCTTTAGAAGTGGTTTATCCCACTGTATTATTATTGGCAACATTTATGAAAATCCTGAACTAATAAAATAATATGTCAGAAAAGATAATCGGACTCACTTTAGGAACATTAATAACAGGGCTTATGATTTATGGAGCATGGGGATTGGTTGGAGTTATCCCTCATCTATTCTTTATAGCCTTTGGAGCGTTTGTATTATGGGAATTAATAACTTGGATCTTATGAAAATATTATCATTATTTGATGGAATGAGCGTAGCACAACAAGCACTTAAAAACATAGGTGCAGATGTAGAAGTTTATTATGCAAGCGAAATAGATGAGTATGCTATGGCAGTTACACAAAGTAATTTTCCTGATACATTTCAAATGGGTAGTGTTGTTGGTGTAATCGTAGATGATTTAGAACCAATGGATTTATTGATTGGTGGCTCACCTTGCCAAGACCTATCAATTGCCAAGAAAGGTAGAGAGGGTCTATCAGGTTCTCGGTCAGGACTATTTTGGGAGTATGTACGAATCCGAGATGAGGTGAAACCTAAATACTTTATCTTAGAGAATGTAGCAAGTATGCCAAAGGAAGCTAAGGACACTATCTCTGAAGCACTAGGAGTTCAACCTGTAATGATAAATGCAAGTCTTGTGTCGGCTCAAAATCGTAAAAGGCTATTCTGGGTTGGAAAATGGAATGGCGAGAAGTATGAGCAGGTGGAAATACAACAACCAGAGGATAGAGGAATTTTGTTGAAAGATATTTTAGAGAGTGATGTTGATGAGAAGTATTTTGTAAAAAATGAAAGGAAAAACACACTTGTATCAAATAGACCACAGGATGCAGACAAAAACAAAGCTAATACATTATTAGTCGGTGGAACAAACCCGACAATTAAAATGAGAGACAAATCCTTGTGCATTGATGCAAACTATCATAAAGGAACAAGTGTTGAACATTATATTGAGAAAGGGACAAGACAATTAGTTCCACAAAGAATTGGCTCATTCAACTCAGGAGGTCAAGGCGATAGAATATACTCACAAGAGGGTAAGTCTGTAGCACTATCAGCAAATGGTGGTGGTAGGGGTGCAAAGACTGGGTTGTATGCAGTTGGTGTAGCCAGCAGAACATATCCTAGAACTAAAATAGAAGGTCAAGAAAGAGTTAAACAAATTGAAGTACGTTCAGATGAGAAAGCAAATGCAATGACTTCTGTTCAGGGTGATAGTATGGTTGCAGTAGATACACAAATCCGAAAACTAACCCCAACAGAATGTTTGAGGTTACAATCAATGCCAGACCAATATTTTGACAAGGCAATTTATAAAGGTAAACCAATATCAAACACACAAAGATATAAAATGTGCGGCAATGCTTTCAATTGTAAAGTAATTGAACACATACTAAAACAAATCTTATGAAAAAGATCGAGTATTGGGTTGCAAAGAAAGTGAATGGGAAAGAGATTCTTTTATTCAAAAAGCCGAGCTGGAGATTCGCTATAAGCATGGCAGAGAAGTACAAAGATAAAGGATATTATGTGAAGGTAAAGTAATTCACTTGGCGAAAATGAACATTATTAGTATAATAAGGAAATATGAAAGATAAGGCGTTAACATATTTAAAAAATGGAGCTTCAGTGATACCATGTAAACCGAGAGAGAAAACTCCTACAATCAATTGGAAAGAATACACAGAGCGATTACCTACTGAAGATGAAATTACAAAATGGTTTCAAGGGGACGAGAATATTGCAATGATATGTGGGAAGATCAGTGGATACACAGTCATCGATTTAGATAACAAGTCAGGGAAAGATTTATTGGAATATGCTAAGAAATTAGGGTTTCCAGAAACAGCGACAGTCAAAACACCAAGTGGGGGGTACCATCTTTACTACAAGTATAATCCTAAATGGAAGACAGGGGTCCGAGTTTTTGAAGATGTAGATGTTAGGAACGATAATTCTTATGTTATCTTGCCTCCTTCAATCCATCCTAATGGAGGGAAGTATGAGTTGTACAAGAATATCGGCAACGCCATACTTCCAGATGAATTAGGACAAGGGAGGAGGAGTAATGATACTCCTAATTGGAATGAAGTACTGTTTGGAGTCGGAGAAGGATCTAGGAATGATACAGCAGCCAAAGTGGCAGGTTTGTATATCGCAAGACTAAATCCTAGTGATGCCTGGCAGGCTTTGAGCATCTGGAACAGACAGAATAATCCACCACTGCCAGAGTATGAATTGAAGAATGTCTTTCTTTCTATCTCCCAACGAGAAAGAAGTAAGCCTAAAGAATTGCAGGCGGAAGATCTTAAGGAGAAGTTCAGATTAATTACGCTGTCCCAGTTGGTTGATAGGAGTATGGTTGAATTGAAGGCAACAAAGGCTTCAGAATGCGTGTCATTTGGATATGAGTTTTTAGATGACAAACTAACTGGTTTATTCCCTGGAGAGTTGATGATCATCGGTGGGGAGACTGGGGTCGGTAAGACCACTCTAGCCACAAAGATGGTATACAACTCCGCTAAAAGGGGGACAAAATCGGTGATCTTGGCTCTAGAAGACAGACTGAACGATTATGGGATTAAAGCAGTGTATTTTGAATTAGGTAGAGTCAGGAAAAAAAGAGGACTTAAGAATTATCCATGGAATGAGTATAGGAAGAACTGTGTCTTAGATAAAGATTATCAGTTTTACATCGATGAAGCGGTTAGTGCAGTGAAGAATGACAATGTTTACTTCATCGAAGTAGAGGAAATGATGAGTATTGATCTCTTAGAGGTTATCCTAGATACACTAACTGCCCAGGGTTACGAACTGTTCTTGATAGACCATCTGCACTACTTTGACTTGTTGAAAGGAGACTCTTCTAAGGCAGATTATGTCGAGTCAGTGATGATTAGGCTGAAACAGTGTCAAAATAGAAATGGCGCGCGTATCCTTCTGATAGCACACTATAGAAAGCTTAATGGACAAAAGCCAACAGACGCCGCTTTCAAGGACTCTATGGCTATCGCACAGAACGCGAACTACACAATGCACTTGTGGAGGGATAAGTCAGACCAAGGAACTCCAGGGGAGACTGAGATATTCATTTCAAAATCTCGTAATCCAAATGGGGAAGCACATATGAAGATTATGTATGACAATGATCTCAACGATTACATATGTGATGGTTACACCCCAGAGGATTGGGAGAATGGAGGATATACCAACGAGCAAATTATTCAGCAGAAAATAAAAAACTTTTAATATGATTTGTACTAATACAGAATTAAAACTAAAGATAAGGGATGGAATCAATAAGGCGGCACAGCCTGTTATTGAAACCGCAGGACCAAATGGGAAGAACGTTATCTTAGATGATGGTGCTACTATAACCAATGATGGGGTTTCTATCATCAAAGAAATAGAACTTGAAGATGAGGTAGAAAATGTCGGGGCGAACATTCTTAAGCAAGTCGCTATCAAGGTAAATGAGATCGCAGGGGATGGTACTACTGGTAGCATTATCTTAACGAAATCTTTGTACAATAATGGGCTAGAATACACCTTAATGGGGGTAAGTGCCATGGAGGTCCGAAACTCCATCCACAGAGCCTCACAGGCCGCTATATCGATGCTTGAGAAGTCAGCTAGGAAAGTTGAGAACATAGAAGATGTTGCGAGAGTTTCTTCAGAGTCAGAATATCTTGGCAAAATCATTTCAGATGTCTTTAGAAAGATTGGGAAAGATGGAGTGGTGACAGTTGAACAATCACCGAAGTTAGGGGTCGAAGTAGAAATTAAAGAAGGTTTAGAGTTTAACAATGGATTTCTATCACCATACATGGTTACGAACCTTGAGAATAGCTCAGCTGAACTTAACGATATTGATATTATGTTCAGTGATAAGAGTATCGATGATGCTAGCGAATTTTTACAAAAGATAAAAGAAGTTCAAGATCGAGGAAGGAATGAAATGCTAGTAGTCGCTAGGGATGTTAGAGGTAAGGCTTTGGATGCAATCGTCCAAGCGGCGGCTACTGGGGGATTCAAAGTTGTGGCAGTAAAAGCTCCTGGAATGGGAGAAGAAGTAGTAGACCAATTAGAAGACCTAAAATCCTTAGTAAAAGATGGCAGATTCTGCAAAGTGACAGTTACTCAAGACAAGACTACTATTGTGACTGATGGCAGTGCTAAAGAGAGGATTAAATTACTTAAAAGGAAGATAGAAAACGAGAAATCAGAATACACTAAGACTAAGTTGAAAGAAAGAATCGCTAAACTTACTTCTAGTGTGGCTATACTATCTGTAGGGGCGGCTTCTGTTAGCGAAATGCAATATCTTAAACTAAAAATAGAAGATGCTATTAACGCTACTAGAGCTGCCTTGGAGGATGGTGTAGTGGCAGGTGGTGGATGTGAACTGTTAAGGATAGCCTATGTCCTTGGTGGGAAAAAAGAAGTGGGCTATCAATTAATGGCTAAGGCGTTAGAGGCACCATTTAGACAGATAGCAGAAAACTCAGATCTAGAAGCAGGTGTTATAATAAGTAATATCCTAGCTGGCAAGTCAGGATATGATGCTTTAAATAAGAAATATGTAGACGATATGTTTCTAGCTGGCATTGTAGATCCTCTTAAGGTCATCAAAACAGCTATAGAGGTGTCAGTCAGTGCTGTGGGTACTTTATTAACAACTAATTCATTAATCTATGAACATAAAAACAGTAAATCTGAAGCTAAATAGTGGGTATGTGTTACTCTCTCGTAGAAGAGAGCCAGTGTTGGGTGAGGAGTTAGAAAGTTACATTGTATTACAAGCCAACTCAGAATTTGGTTCTTACAAGAATGGTGATGTTGTAGTGGTCGAACAATCTGCACCTTACACTAAGTTTGAAGATAACTACATCTTTAAGGAGAATGCAATAATCGCAAAATATGAGTAAAGAATTAGCAAACTACAATTACTGCCTAGAAGTGATTGAATTAAAGAAGAACATTGAATTAGCCTTTCTTACTCTAGGTGAGAGACTTAAGGAAATTAGGGACCGAGGGTTGTACGAAAATTCTTGGGATTCATTTGGTGATTATTTGCAAGAAATTAAAATGAGTGAGTCTGTCGCATCCAGATTGATTAGTGTATACACCAAGATGGTTTTAGAATATCAGTTGCCTTCTGAACTTATCGCCAATGCTGGGGGTTGGAGCAACGCTTATGAGATTATACGAGTTTCGTCAACGAAAGAAGAAGCCACCAAGTGGTTGGAAGACTCAGCAGAAAGACTCCCACGGGATACCAAGATCATGCTACGAGAAGCTAAGACTGGAATTAGTCAGGATAGCTGTGATCATGATTGGGTTCAGATAAGGTTTTGTACAAAGTGTAACGCTAAAGAAAAGATCTATGATCAAGAACAAAATTAAACCTATAAAAATGTGGGCAGTTGTTAAGAATGGGAAACTTGACCCTATGGAAGTTTACGAAGACAAGGATGTCTTTGTAGGGAGGGATGAGGAGCTTATTAGAGTAATTGTAACC